GCTCTAAAACAATCTGCGGGTCTTCTACTGCCGCATTGCCTACTCCAGACTCAACCGTTAGCTCAAGGCTGGGGAAGAACACTGACTGCATATTGTTCTGAAATGGCTGTGTCGCAATCGTTCTAGTAATTGTATTTCCGTATTCTGTATAGACATCAGAGTCCATCTCGCCAATCCTGCCATCAACAATATCGCCGCACAGTATTCTGTTATATGCCTTGACGATTGAGGACACCCTAAAGGCTCCTATAGTCCCAGATATTGATGACTTGCGTTCGTGCCACTTCTGCGATGTCGTGTCGTAGACAAGGGTCGTAGAGGGCAGAGAGAAGCCTATAAAGTATGCGCCCTTGTTAGCGTACACCCAAGAGTAGATAGCGGAGACTTGTAGCTGAGTTAGTCCGCTCAGTATAGAGTCTATTGCCGTAGTCGATACCTTGACTGTGCTATTACCACTTAGCGCCCAGATCGCTGGCGATTCGTTATTACCGCCACCCACCCACATGAAAGTGTCTTGTGCATTAACCAGCGAGTAAGGCGAGAAACAGCCTTTTTGAAGGAATAGTCCTGTTCTGCTGAAGGGGAAGTCTGCCCCACCGATGTTCTGGAAAGCCTCAAATGTTTCGCCGCCTGATATGAATAGTTGGTTCTTGAATACTACTGGAGCAACTATGTCATCTGGATCAGACTCGGCTGTACCAAAGTCTAGTGCGTTATAGGCTAGACCGTTATTGATCGCGCTAACAATGAACTTCTTAGTATCGGTTGTTATTAAAAAATAGCCGTCAATAAACACAACAAACTGAGGTGCGCCATTGGCTACAAAATCGGTGTCAGTGATCTCTGCAAAGACATCAGTGACATGGTTGTAGATGTATCCCTTGCCGCTGGGAACCAAAATCATTAGCTGCGTACCGTTATCAGCCATCGATACCCTAGCAGTCCCTTCAATTGCCCCTATCGTTGTCAGGACAAAAGTATCGCTCATACTGTATAGATTTGTCCCGTTGACAAAGTAGGGGACACCCGCCATCTCATGTGCGCCACGATTTATCTCATCGAGTGTGCCAGTGGTAGCAAGCTGTGTTGTGCCTTCAGTGCCGAACAGTGTCTCTTGGTTTAAGCCTACGCCCTGCACGATATTGGGATACCAATTTGTGCATTCTTGAGCAGACAGAGGCAGAGAGTCACTGACATAGAACCCGTTAGCTATAGGCAGGACAGTGGCAGGCATCTAGTCAACTCCGAAAAGACCCCTGACAACTGTCAGATTAGCTGTGGAAGTAGAATTCTGTACAAAAAGCTCAATGTAATCGCTTGTAGCAAAAGACTGATTAGTTGATAAAGACAAGTTCTGAGGTGCGCCGTTTGAGATTACTGCGCTGATTCTTGTGCCTGCAATTACAGCCCCGTTCTTTGCAACATAAACAGAGATGTCTTGGTTATTATTACCCGATACAGGCTCAATCGATATTGAGGCGTGAACTGTCAGCACAGCAGTGTCTGATCCGTTATAGGTCAGCTTGCCTCCAGAGGTCTGTGTAAATCCAGTATTAGCACCAAACTCCCATGTGCCAGCTATCAGAACAGGCGTAGTAGTCGCTGCTATTACTGTGTCGGTTGTATTTGTTTGTAAGAAGCTCTCGGCATAATGGAGCGCGTCATTTGAGGATATTGCTATGATGTTACCAGTCGCTGTCAAGGCAATACCGCTGCCAGCCAGTAAACTTACAAAGGTAGGGCTAGTCGCTGCCGTGTTCAACATCAAAGGCGATCCGGTAGCGTCAACTGTAAAGTTGTGCTTGATCTCTACGCCATCAGTGGCAGAAACATTAGCGGCTATGCCAGAGCCATTCTCAATGCCCCGAATATTGTTGATGTCTCCCTGAGTGTCCAGAATAGGTGCAGCAGTTACAGCTCCTGCCTGAACAATAGTCCCAGTAACACCCAATCCACCAAGAAAATCAGTGTAGGCTATTCGGTAGTTGGTATTGTCAATAATGTAATTGAGGTAGCTGTTAGAGCCAGAGATAGTAGTCTTGGCTACAAATTGGCTTATCTTCCTGCCCTGTGCGCGTGTAGTAGTCATACAGTGCTAGTCTCCAGCCCAATGGCTCCGGTAGTTTCGGCAAGTATTTGAGCTTCTTGATCCGCATAAAAATGACCAGACAGACCAAAGCCTTGGCCCTCGTTGCCTGATCCAATCGGCAATGTACTTGGTGGATGGCTAATACCCATTGTCTGCCCGATAGTTCGCATCGTATGCAAGCCCTCACGCGCAGCAGCAATTAAGCCTTGAGAGATAACACCGCCGTAATCAGGTGACACCTCGATAGCCATGTTAGCTATGATTCCGCGTAATGCTCCAGCGGGAACCGTAACCGCATCACCAAGATCAGAAACCTCAGTATAACCAAGCTGTACGCCTTGAGCGTCTAGCTGAGTCATGTAGTTGTTTAGTGCAAATATGTAGTCTTGGTATTCAGCAGGCTCAAGAGGAGACTCTGCCGCCTGTACCAGAATTCGTTGGAGTGATGCTTTAGCGACCTGAGCTACAGTAGCCATCAGGCGTATGTGTTCCCGACTGGGCCACGCTTCATGCCTTTAGTCATCGCTGTCATTTGACGCTTCATGCCTGCCTTCTTCGCCATAATTCGCTTTTTCTCAGCAGCAGTGTTTGCACCAGAATTGTCTTTAATTCGAAACATCTCATCATCAGCATTGCGAACCATGCGCTCAAGTTCTTTCATCTTGCTTGCTTTGGTAACGCCTGCATCTGTATAGGGGAATTTGTAACCTGCAACATTAGGCATAATTGGCTCCTAAAATAAAGAAAGAGGGCCGAAGCCCTCAATCTAGTGGTGGTTATACTCCGTAACCTTGACCTGCAAAGTTAGGATTGAAGCAAGCGTACGCTGGAAGACAGTCAAAACGAATCTTCTGCGTATTAGCATCACCGTCTGAGTACTTAGATACTCGGATAGACATACCATCGCTAGTAGTAGCAACAGTATCAGTTGAGTACAACTTAGGTAGCTTCACTGTGCCAAGACCGAATGCCTGCTCTGTGTAGAACAAGTTAGGCTGATAGACAGTGTTAGCAGCACCAAGGATAGTCACAACAGCGCCAGCAGCAGGAGCTGCATCAACATTGTTGTACTGACCGTTAGCCTCGTAGATCGCAGCACCAGAGACAACAACCGTAGCCTCGTTGCCTGCAATAGTTACTACTGATAGAACAGTTCCAGTCCAAGGAACCGCAGCGCCAGTCGCATCAAGAATCAATTGGCGAGTAGCGATGTTCAAACGATTAACACCAGCGACCTGAATTTGATCACCAGCCTCAATAGTTCCAGTACCCAAAGTCTCGATTACCATCGTCTGCTGCATAGTATCTTTAGCAGTGACATAGGTAGCATCAGGAGCTGTTTTAAGATCACCAAGTCGGTCAGTAGTGGAACCTGACGTATAGCTGCTCAAAGCGTTAGAGGTCAACGCCTTCATGCCACCAAAGTTGGAAGCAATCTGTGCCTTTTCAAACGCAGTTCGTACTAGGCCATCAGCCGCATTCAAGCCACTCTGAGCCGAAGCTAGTGAAGTGGTAGTGAATGGGTTCATCAGGTAGTACTTGTTGTCGCTCATCGGAACGCCAACAGAGTCCATCATTGCGCCTGCACCAGCAACATCAGACCAAGCATCGACAGCAGTGCCTCTCGCGCCATAGTTTAAGCCAGTGTTAATACGCATGAACTTCGCAAGGTCTAGCTCAAGATCAGTTACAAGTCTTCGGGCCATTGGCTCAAGGATTTGATCTAGCTGGTCAAGCTCCAAAGCCTCTTGAATGTTTGACCACTCAGTAGCTGAAGTGAAGTAGGGCTGGACAGTACCAGTAGCCTTGCCTGCAATGATGTCAGACTTGGCGGCGGCAGAAATGTCTCCACCAGTAGACCTTATAGAGTTGTAATCATGAGGTCTTTTGAAGTCTACTTTAGTGCCTGTAGACGGATTGAACTTGCCCGAAAGCAGTTGAGTGTTGACAGTCTTGGTGACTACTCGGCTGGATTCAAATGCCTCTAGAAATATTTTGGCTAGAGGCCGTGTAATGTTACTACTTAGATTATTAGCCATGATTTAATTTTCCTATTCAAGAGCAGAATAGGCACTAATGGCTTCATCTACTCAAATGTAGCACCTTGTGGGCCTCT